GTCAGCTGACATCGCTTCTTCAGCTCCTACTTGTGAAAGAAATCCTGAAATAGTTCTCGGTCCGAAAACTTCAGCTTCTTTTTCCATAAGATCTGGTAAATATTGTTGTGCCCACGTTGTGTCCGTAGTACCTGTAAAATCTAGATAGTTTGTTGCTAACGCCTGTTTCCTTGGGGTTGGCGTAGCGTTTAAACTACCTCCTGCAGTAATTGCCATAATTTTTTGTTTTAATTTTTAAATTTATTGTTTTTAATTTTAAACTTGTAATCAGAAGAATCACTGCCTAGCACCTTTACTTTTATACCACCTGCTTCAACAACACCATGAGCTTGTCTTGGGTTCATGTCAACGTTCTTAGCTTTAGCAATACTATTTTTCATAGCATCGGCTTTACCTTGGTCGTAAAAGTGTTTTGCAACAGCATCAGCGTTCATAGCCGTGTAAAGAGATTTGTGATAACCCTTAGCGTCTGATAATGTATTATTTTTATCCAAAAACTTTTTGGTAAAATTATTTATATCGCTTTGAGTGTTCTTAACCTCGTTGGCATTATTAACGTTAAACCTGTATTTTTTATCCCCGACGTTATATTCAAAACCTTTGAACTTGTCATTGAAAACCTGCTCGGTCTTCTGGGTAAAAACATCAGTGTTTTTCTTAACTGCTTTTTGAGTTACTTCTGACTCCTTGTTATATCTATCAAAGAAGTTAATGGCTTTCTGTTGCTCAGTTGTGAGTTTCGATCCAGCTTTAATTTCTTCATAGTATGTAGACTTTTGCCCGTCTAGGTGGCTTTTAGCGCTGGCAACTTGCTCTTTAAGCGCTAATTTCTTTCTACGTATATCTCTTTCGTCGTCCATATCTTCGTCGAATGAGAATGTGTCTTCCATAAGGAAGTTAATTTCTTCTGCATCTAAATGAGGCTTTGTTTGCTTGTAAAATTCGTGCAATAAACTAGTATCATCTAATTTGCTATAATCTTGGTTAAGCTTAACATAGTCACTTAAATCTCCACCAGTCTCATCCATAAAGTCCATTAACTTTTGGATGTTCTCTGGTAATGGTTTTCCAGTAGCTTGAGCTTCCGCTATAGCTTCTTCAACCTGCTCTTCAACCTCTTCCACTTCTTCTTCAGTAATTTCTTCTAATACTGTAGTTTCTTGTGCTTGTGCTTCCGGTTGTACTTCTTCTTGTTCTTGTGGGGCGTCGGCATTTTCAGCGCTTGCAACCACTCCGCTGTCGTCAGCGTCACTTTCTTTAACTTCATCTTCTTTTGGTGTTGGGGGTTTGCTTAAATCTACCTTCATGACGCTATCATCACCTGCAGACTCAAATTTACTTTCATCAACTTGTTCAGTTGTTTCTTGCGTAATCTCTTCGACTACTTTTTCATTTTGTTCTTCCATAATATAATATAATATAAATTAATAATTTTAACTAGGGTCAAAACTACCTAAATCGAATCCGCCACCTAGTATATCATTACCTGCGGACTCAAAGTTTTTAGGTGGTTTACCACCATTTCTTTGTTCAATCATCTCACTTTGTTGAGTAGCTTGAATTTTTGTTCTTTCGTCTTTACGGTCTTCTTTTTCTTTTTCACCTACTCTCTTTCCCTCAGCCTCAACCCCCTTTAACTGCATGTTCATCTGGAACTCCATCTGCATCAACTCTTTTTTATGCTCAACTTCCTGCATCATTTTCTGAGAAGCCAATTGAGCCTTTAATTGCTCTAGCTCTGCTTGACTAGCTGTTATTGCTTGGTTTTTTTGAATTTCTGCTTGAGCTGCTGATTGTGCCGCTTGTTGGTTTGTCTGGCTTTGCATCTGCATGTTTCTTTCTTGTAGAGCTTGATCTTTATCTAGCTTTTGTTTTCTACGTATTTTTAGAAGTTGGTTTGCGAGTTTAATGTTCCTTATCTCTCTTATGTCAATAGCGTCAGCTAGCTCTATAACTTGCTGCTGAATTGCCATTTGAACGTTGTTTTCTAGCAATTGCCTTTCTTCCTCGTCTGGTTGTAAATCTAAAAATATGCCAAAATCATATAAATGAAGGTTTGATATTTCCTCTAAAGTAGCTACGTTATGAACGCCAATTTGCTGTACAAAAGCATCTTTAGTTGGAGAATACTCTATAATATCAGATATCCTGAGAGACAAACACTCAGCGGTTTCAGCTGTCAAGAATAAACCAGCCTGTAATATATGTCTAGTTGCTGTATTAGAATTTGCTGCCGCTAGCTTTTGAACACCAACTAACGCGTTTTTGTCTGGAGTGCTTCCGTCTCTAGCCTCATTTAAACCCGTCACATCTCTTATCATTTGAAGATAATAATTATACGTACCGATTAGGGCCTGCATTTTATTACCACCAGATCCAGATGTTATTTCTTGAATAGGTACTTTCCCTGGATTCATATCTCCGTCAGAAGTAAACGATCTACCTATAACCGAACCTGTTTGGAAGTACATGTTTAGAGCTTCTTGTGGGTTGTAATTGGTTCCATTACCTAAATCTATTTCAGCTAAACCATCAGCATCTAAATAAACGCCATCTGGAACCAACCTAGACATCACCTGCTGTAGTTTGAGGTGAGTAAGCTGAATCATGTCAGCGAAACCAGTTATTCTTTTAACCAAAGAATCTATCCTACCATCGTACATTCTAGGAGCAACTATAGCGTAATTCATCTTTACTTTTGTAAAATCGCTCTTTTCGCGCATCATGTTTTTAGCCATCTCCCATTTAAGCAGTTTGTCAGTACCAAGTATCATAGCGCCTTCGTAAAGGCATTCTATAGATCTTAGCATTCTGCCATATCCACCTTCTTTTTCTTTTGGTGGATTGTACTGGTCGTCTCTTAATATAACCTTATCTCCACCCGTTGCTGTTTCTTTAACTTTGTAAACCTCATTCATGTAAGTCTTGTAGTTAAAGTAAATAACCTGAATTGTATTGTTGTCTTCTTTATCGCTAGCGTGTCTTGAGTTATAGTTCGATCTACTATTAGACTTATTCTTCATTATGTCCTCAAGATCGCTTTCTGATAAATGAGGAAATTGCTTTGCTAATTCGTTTACTGGTATAGTCTTTACCTCTCCAACGTAGTATATATCTTCAAAGTATGGTGATTCGGTGTATGAGTAAACTAAGTTTGCTGGGTCAACATAGTCCACAACAACACCCTCAGATGTGTTAAAATTAGTTTTAACAGCGCCAATTCCAAGTACAGTTAAATCGTAATAAAATTGCTTTTTAATTAACTCATAGTTATTTCCTTCAAACAGTATATTTAGGGCTTGCTCTTCAGCGATTTCAATAGATTGCTTATAAGTCAACTGCATGTGTAACTGCAGTTCCTCTGGGCTTTCAGGTAGTTTTTTCTCTTCGCTCTCCCTAGTGTTAACGCCCATGTTTTCTGCCGCAAACTTATCGAAGTCTTGGTATTCCATATCATTTAATATGGACTCCATGTACTTGGTTCTCTTGCTCAGGCTAAAAGGATCTTGTGAATAAGCTCTTATATCGTAAGTTCTCTCAGCAATACCATTAACAACTATATCTACAAACTTAGATATAATCGGAACAGGCTTCCAATCTAAATTAAGATAGGACAAATCACCGTTGATCGATAACTCATCCTTATACTTTTGAATAGACTGCTCGCCTCTAGCGTACAACCTTAAATTATGAAAATCATTTTGATTAGCTTTATACCTATTAGAACCTCTATCATGATTAAACCATTCTTGCTCTATAGCTTTACCTACCTTTAACCCATACTCATAGCTCAACTTTTCAGCATCGCTAACGGTTTGACTTGGGAAATAACTTTTAATGCCAGACTCTGCCATATTTATTACTTGATTATTTGTGAATTTGTTCCTGTGTTTGTGTACCTAGAAACGTTTATGTTTAGTTGAGGTTTTTTAACCTCAGCATTTGGTCTATATAAATGCCTGTTGTTAGCCATTATAGCCAAACCAGAACTTATAGATGCATCATGCTTTGTTCTTTTGTTTATGTCAAACTTACACCAGTCATTTAACAGCTCGTTAAAATAACAATCTCCGTGCGTTCCATCTTGTTTAATACCTACGTGATCTTGAATATACATCTCGATCGCAGCGGCATGTGCTTGTTTTATATCTTCACTTGAATTGGGTATTCCACCAACTTCTTTTTCTGCTACAGATA